GGCTACGCGGTCGGCGATGACGTGTCGGGCGAGAAAGTCGGCGACGACCTGCTCGCCGCGATGCGCCTGCTGCTCGGCCACTTCTGGCTGAACCGGCAGGCGATCACGCCATCGAGTACCGCCGCCGCGCAAGAGCTGCCGCTCGGCGTGCAGGCACTTCTCTGGCCGAACCGCGCGAGCGTCGGCATCTGACCAAAGGCGCACCCCATGACGATCAACCTTCAAACGGGCAGCGCGGCGCCGGTCGCGGCCACGGGTGCCGAGCTGCTCGCGATCAAGACCGACCTCGGGCTCAACCTGGTGTCGAACACGGCGGACGCGAACAAGCCGGTCAGCACGCCGCAGGCCACCGCCATCGCAGCGGCCATCGCGGCGATCCCGACCAGCAGCGGGCCGTCGCCGACGATCACCTCGTTCGCGCCGGCCACCGGCCCGGTGGGGACCGTCATCACCCTCACGGGGACCGGGTTCACCGGCTCGACGGCGGCGACGCTCGGCGCGACGGCGGCGGCCCTGGCCGTGACGAGCGCGACCTCCGCGACCGTGACCGTGCCGGCCGGCGGCGCGACCGGCCTGCTCTCGATCACGAACAGCCGCACGACCGCCGTCTCGGCAACGAGCTTCACCGTGACCGTGGCGAGTTCGCTCGTCGGCGTGCGCCTGCCGACCGGCAAGGCGACCGTCGCGGCCTGCCTCCCGCTCCTGACCGCCGCCGCCGTCGCGAGCGGTGCCGGGGGCCGTGTCCTGATCGCCGCGGTCGGCGACTCGACCACCGCCGGGTTCTTCGGCGACTACATCAACAAGGCGGCGAACTGCCTGCCGGCGAACATGATCCCCGGCCTGGCCGGCGGCGCTTACTACGCCAGCGCGAACGCGGTGATGGGCAACAGCCGCTCGGATGTCTTCGGCGGCCCCGGCCTCTACGTGTACGACGCGCGCGTCACGTCCACCGGGGGCTGGGTCTGGAACGCGATGAGTTCGCTCGGCGGGCGCACCGGCCAGCTTCTCGCGGGCACGACGGGCACGCTCTCGATGGCGTTCGCGACGCCGTTCGACACGATGGAGGTCTACTACATGACCAACAACGCGCCGGGCGAATTCACCGTCGATATCGGTGGCGCGGTGCTCGCGACGCTCGCCACCTCGCAGGCGAACGCGATGCGCAAGCAGACCATCAAGGTCGCGCTCGGCGTGCACACGGTCAACTTCAAGCGCGGCGGGGTCGACGGCAACAGCTACCTCCAGGGCGTCGTCGCCTACGACTCGACGCGCAAAGAGCTGGCGATCGTCAACGCCTCGATGTGCGGCGGCACGATCTCGAACACGGCCGACGGCGGCACCGAGTGGGACTGCGCCTCGACCCTGCTCGTGATGGCGCCCGCGCTGACGATGATCTCGATGCAGATCAACGACTGGCAGGCCAACAACGCGGTGCCGGCGTTCAAGACGGCGACGCAGTACCTCATCACGGCGGCGAAGGCGGCCGGCGGCGACGTGATGCTCTGGACCGGCTTTCCGAGCGCCACCGCGACGACGCCGATCGCGCAGCAGCAGGCCTTCGTCACCGCGTACTACGAACTCGCGGACACCAACGGCCTCTTGCTCGTCGACGTGTGGCAGCACGAGCAGCCGCGGGTCGACGCGAACTACTTCGACGGCACGCATCCGAAGCTGGCGCTCTACCAGTCGACCGGCCTGAACCTCGGCAAGGTCGTCGCGGCCGGCATCAACGGGACCGCGTGATGGCGACCTCCCTCGGCATCAAAGGCAGCACAGGGGTTCCCGTGCTCGCGACCGCGCCCCAGGTCGCTTCGCTGCGCGCAAGCCTCGGCCTCGACGCGGTCGACAACACCGCGGACGCGAACAAGCCGGCGAACGCGGCCTTCACGAACGCGCTCGCGGTCGCGGTCGCCGCGAAGATCGGCGGCGGCCCGCCGCCCTCGGGGGCGAGCTTCCGGGTCACGGCGGGCAAGATTTACGACGGGGCGGGCACGCACATCCAGATTCGGGGCATCAGCCACTTCGGGTTCAACGCCGACATTCTCCAGCCGCAGTACCTGTGGCAGATGGACTGGAAGGCCCAGCTCGCGCAGATCGCGAGCCTCGGCTTCAACGCGATCCGCTGCCCCTTCGTGCCGCAGACGCTCTACAGCGCGGCGACCGTCGACTCCCTGAGCTGGCTCGTCAACGGGCCGGGCAACAACCTGTGGCACGGCCTCACGCCGCTGCAAGCGCTCGACTCGTGGATGGCCGAGTGCGACCGCCTCGGCCTCTACGTGCTGCTCGACTACCACAGCGTCTCGAACGTGCGCCAGTACCCGTTCTGGTTCGTCTTCAACCCGGCGGACTTCGCGCTCACCTACAACGGCCTGGCCTACCCGAAGGAAAGCTGGATTCGCGATCTCGTCTTCGTCGCCGACCGGTACAAGGCGAACCCGCACTTCATGGGCATCGACGTTTACAACGAGCCGAACGGCACCGTGCGCTGGGACGCGGGCGACCCGGCGATGACGCAGTCGCAGTACTACTGGAAGCCCGCCGTCGAACTCGCCGCCGCCGCGATCCTCGCCGCGAACCCGAACCTGCTCATCTTCGTGCAGGGCATCACGCCGAACTTCGACGGCATCGAGAACAGCACGATGCCGATCAACTGGGGCGAGAACTTCCAGCCCGAGGCGAGCAAGCCGCTGCTCATCGCGGCCGACAAGCTGGTGCTGTGCCCGCACACCTACGGCCCCGACGTGTCGATGAAGACCTCGTTCGCCGCGCCGAATTTTCCGGCCAACCTCGCCGCCGATTGGGAGACGCTCTTCGGCCGGTTCTACCCGGCGCATCCCGTCATCATCGGCGAGTGGGGCGGCAAGTTCGGCGCCGGCACCGGCGGGGCGATGGACGCGGTCTGGCAGAACGCGCTCGTCGACTATCTGCTCTCGAAGGGCATCAGCGATTCGTATTACTGGTGCTACACCCCGAACAGTGGCGACACCGGCGGCATCCTCGACAACGCGCTCGCGGTGATCCCCGGCAAGATGGCCCTGCTGCACCGGCTCTGGGGTGTCTGATGGCCGCGCAACCGCTCAGCCCCGGGGACATGACGGAGGTCGTCGCGCTGTTTCGGCCGACCCTGGTCGAGGACGAATTCGGCCAGCACCCCGGCTGGGCCATCGCGGGCAGCACCTGGGCCAAGGTCGAGCCCCTGCGCGGGCGTGACTTCTTCGCCGCCGGTGCGACCCAGAACGTCGCGAGCCTGCGCGTCTCGATGTACTGGCGCCCCGGCATCCTCGGCACCTGGCGGCTCGGCTGGATGGGCGTCCTGTACGAGCTGGTCGCCGACCCGATCGACGTGGACGCGCGCCACCAGGCGCTCGAACTGATGTGCGCGGGCGTGCCCGGCGTGCCGCTGCCGAGCGAGCCGCTGGGCTCCCTCTACCTCGATACCCGGCGCGTGCTCTCGGGCGACCGCTACGTCTCGGAATCGGAGGCGCAAGCGTGAGCGTCGTCCAGATCAAGATCGAGGGCCTCCCCGAGCTGAACGCGACGCTCGCCGGGATCGTGCCGAAGCTGCGCCGCCGCGCGCTGCGCAACGCCCTGGCCGCCGGTGCCCGGATCGTGCGCGACGCCGCGCGCGTGAACCGCCGCACATCGACCGCCGGCTCGCCGCTCGCCACGCTCGACGTGCGCCAGTACACGCGCGGCTCGGTCGAGCGCGCGATCTCGGTGCGGACTTCGAAGTTCGCGGCACAGGCCGGCGACGTGGGCGTGTTCGTCAACGTGCGCCCGCTCAAGGGCGGCATCAAGGGCGCGAAGACGAAGCTCGGCCGGGCGGGGCGCTCGAATCCGAACGACCCCTTCTACTGGCGCTGGCTGGAGTTCGGCACCAAGTTCATGAGCGCGCGCCCGTTCCTCGCGCCCGCCGCGAGCCGGCTCGCCGATGCGCTGGCGAAATTCACGCGCGACCTCGGGCCGCAGATTCAGCGCCTCGACTCAAACCCGAAAGACCCGCTGTGAGCGCCGAGTCGCAACTCATCGCCCTGCTGCGCGGCTCGCCCGCGCTGGCCGATGCCACGACCGGCGTCTTCCTCAACGCGGCCGACGAAGCGACCCCGCTGCCCTACGTGGTCGTCACGGCCACGCACGACGCCGAGCTGCTGATCTCCGGCGTGACCGATATCGACCACGTCACTTTCACGCTCGCGTCGTGGGGCGCGAGCGCCGCCATGGCCGAGGGCGTCGCGAACCTCGTGCAGGCCGTGCTCGAAGCGGACGACGACTACGCCGTGCTCTCGCGCACCGGGGGCTTCGACGAGCAGACCGCGAACGACTGCGCGGTCGTCACCGCCGATCGCTGGCTATGAGTTCAACACCACGCCTGGCATCCCGCCGGGTCAACCAGGAGAGATGAAATGGGTTCAATCGTTGGGCGCGGTGTCCGCGTCGAAGTCGCGGCGACCTATGCCGCCGTGCCGGTCGCCGTCAGTGCGATCACCAATGCCAAGCAGGCGGTGCTCTCGGCCGCCGCGCACGGGCTCGTCAATGGCGATGTCGGCTATCTCGAAAGCGTCGAGGGCATGACGAACATCGAGGGCCAGGCGCTGCGCGCGTCGAATATCACCGCGGGCACCCTCGAAATGCAGGGCGTCAACTCACTGCTCTACCCGGTCTTCACCGGCACGGCGCTGCTCACCAAGGTGCTCACGTGGGCGCTGATCGGCAAGGCGACGAGCTACGCGCTCGGCGGCGGCGGCGCGGAGAAGCTCGACGACACGGCGCTCGTCGACGACATCAAGCAGGAGCTGTCGGGCCTGCTCGATGCGCAGTCGGCAACGATCAACGTCAACGCGCAGGAGGTCAACGACGAGGCCTTGCAGATTCTCGAAGACGCGGCGTTCAACCAGGCTTACTGCGTCTTCCGGGTCACGTTCAAGTCGGGCGCGACGCGGGTCTGGCGCGGCCAGCCTTCGCTCTCCGGCGAGGACGTGGGCAAGGGCGCGATCGGCACGGGCTCGTTCACCACCACGGTGAAGGGCAAGGTCGTCAAGGGCGCGGTCATCGTGCCTTGATGCGATGGACATCGCCGACATCACCAAGCGCATGCGGCGCGAGCGCGAATTCTGGGTCGAGGTCGGACCCGGCAAACGCCTCAAGCTGCTGCGCCCCTTCGTCACCGACACGGGGGTGATCTACATCGACGGAAAGTTTTCGCTCGATGCCACCTGCGAGTTGTGCCTAGTCGGATGGGACGGCATCGTCGAGTCCGATCTCTTCGCGAGTGGCGGCGCCGAGCCGGTGGACTACTCGCACGCGCTCGCGTCCGCGGCGTTGCGTGACAACTTCGCCTGGGGCTTCGCCGTCGCAAAGGGTATCGACGCGGCGCTCGGGGCGCGAATGAAGGCGACGGCGGAAGCAGAAAAAAACTCCGAACCCTCTTAGACCTGGACGCCGGGATCGTCTACGAGGGGGAAGAGCTGCCGGAGTGGACCGAGGACGACTACCAGGCCGTCGAGATCGGGGTGCTCTTGCGCAACGGCATGGGCGGGATTGATTGGAATGCGCTGCCCCTCGTCGCGGGGTGGCTTCGGGTCGACGACATCGACATGCTCTGCCGGCGCTTGCGGGTGATCCTGCTGCACCGGCCGCCACCTTCGGAAGGGTGACACGCCATGGCTCTCGCCACTCTCTCGATCGACCTGGTCGCCAAGCTGGCGAACCTCGAAGCGGGCTTCACGAAAGCGCAGCACCTCGCACAGTCGAACTCCGAGAAGATGCAGAGCGCCTTCCAGGGCGTGAAGGACATCGCCATCGGTATCGGCGCCGCGCTCGCTGCGTCGTTCTCCGCGCGCATGTTCGTCGATCTGGTCAAGGGCGCGATCGACGCGGCCGACCGCCTCAACGACCTGGCGAAGTCGACGCAGCTCACGGTCGAGCAGATCGGGGGCATCGGCTTCGCGGCGAGCCAGGCCGGCTCGGACCTCGAAGGCGCGGCGGCGTCGATGGGCAAGCTCAACGTCGCGCTCGGCAAGGCGGCGGCGGGCGACGCGGGGATGAACGATGCCTTCTCCAAGCTCGGCATCAGCCTGAAGAATGTCGACGGCAGCGCGAAGGACGCGGGCGCGGTGCTCGCCGAGATCGCAGACAAGTTCAAAGGCTACGCCGACGGGCCGAATAAGGCGGCGCTCGCGCAGGTGATCTTCGGGCGCTCGTATCAATCGATGCTGCCGCTGCTCGCCGACGGTGGTGCGGAGCTGCTCAAGAACATCGACTACTTCAAGCAGTTCGGGGGCGTCACGACGGCGTCGGCGAAGGCGGCCGACGAGTTCAACGACACGATCGGCAAGCTTCAGCTCGTCATGCGGGGTGGGCTGCAAAGCGCGGTCGTGGCCGTGCTTCCGAGCCTGCAACTCGTCGCCACGCGCATGACCTCGATCACCGAGAGCGCGTCGGGCATCCCGGCCTTCGGCACGATCGTGCGCGCCGTCTTCAACGACATCGCCATCGCGGGCGCGAAGGTCGCCTTGACGCTCTCGCAAGTCATCCTCGGGGCGCAGGCCGCGATCGCCATCGGCTCGACGATCGGCAAGTCGGGCTGGTTCGAGTGGTCGAAGCCGGCCGCCGAGATCGGCAAGATCGTCGGCAACTACAAGGCGCAGTTCGACGCCGCGGGCGCGGAGGTCGACCGCTTCGCCGCCTCCCTGCTCGGTGCGGAGGCAAAGGCGAAGGCGCTCGCCGCGAGCGTGCGCGTCGGCACCGAGGTCGGGCGCAACAGCGCGAGCCGGCGCGTCGGCACGGAACTCGGGCGCGGGGGCAGCGGCGTCTCGTTCGGCGGTCAGAGCGAAGCGCCCGCGCTCACCGGCACGCCGAAGGCCGCTGGTGCGAAAGGCCGGGCCGGTCCGACGATCAAGACCGAGGCCTTCACGGTCGAGCAGTCGCAAGGGCTCAAGGACGCGCTTGCGGCGATCGCCTCGAACGACATTTCAACCGAAGCGGAAAAGACGACGGCGGCCATCACCGAATTGAACTCGGTGTTCTACGGCGGGGCGGGGGACATCGACCTTTACAACAGGGCACTCAAGAAGTTACGCGGCAGCCAAACGGAGGGGCCGCCAGAACAATTCAACGGCCTGGCCGATGCACTCGCGGCACTGAAGGACAACGACGTGACCGCTGCCGAAAGGTCGACCGGCGCAGTCACGGCACTCGACAAGGCAATGGCCGCGGGCGGAATATCGGCGGAACTCTATAGCGCGGCGCTCGTCAAGCTGCGCGGCACCGAACTCGTCGGCCCGGTCGAGCCCCCCGAGGTTGCGGCCAAGCGCATCGCGGACCTGGAGACCGCCGCCTTCTTCGCGAACGCGAACGCCGACGCCACTGCTCGATGGAAGGCGCAGCTCCTTGATCTCGAAGCCGCGACCCCGACCGCGAAGCTTGCCGAAATGAACGACTTGATGAGCCGCCTCGCGGACGCCTACCAGGCCGGGCGCTTCGGCATCCTCGGCAGCATCGAGGCGGCGAAGCAGTACGCCGAGGTCGTGCGCACCGCGGTCGGCGGCGCTGCGAAGGAACTCGACGCGACCGCGACCGCGATGGATGTCTTCGCGAAGAACGCGGCGAAGAACATTCAAAGCCAGCTCGGCGACACGATCTACAACACCTTCAAGGGCAACACCTCGGACATCCTTTCGAGCTGGGCCGACATGCTGCAAAAGATGGTCGCCCAGGCGCTCGCGGCCGACCTCACGCGCAAGCTCTTCGGCGCCTCGGTCGAAGGCGGCAGCGGCACGGGCTGGCTCGGCTTGCTGATGGGCCTGTTCTCGGGCGCGAGTAGTACCGGCGGCGCGGGCACGATCAGCGGCGGGACCGGCATTCACGCGGCGAGCGGCGGCAGCGTCGGCGCCAACAGCCTCACCACGGTCAACGAGCGCGGCCCCGAGCTGCTGCGCGTCGGCGGGCGCGACATGCTGATGATGGGCTCGCAGGGCGGGCGCGTCGTCCCGAACTCGATGCTCGGCGGCGCGCAGTCGAACATCACCTTCAACATCGCGAGCGGGGTCTCGCGCAACGAGGTCGCCGCGATGATCCCGGCG